CATGATAGCTCCTGGGGGCACGGTTACTCAAGAGATGCTAAATGATCCTGCTTATAAAGATCTTCCAGATTATAAAAGAGCACAAGAAGAAAGATATTCTAAAAATAAAAAACAAAGAGGTGGTATGGTTGAGAATCCGTCTATGGATGGATTTGATTCAATTAAAGAGCGAGAGGAATGGAGAGAAAGTAAATTGAAATTAATGCAAGACAAACAAGACGCTGGGCTAGAACACGGCGCTAGGCATATTTGGGATGATGACTACAGATTTACTCCTCCACCAGAAGATGAAAAAGATAATTGGGTTGCTCTTCCAAGTCGTTACCCGGAGTGGAAAAGAATAAAACGTATACCTCCTAAAAAACTTAAATCTAAAAAAATACCAACAATATCTGAAGCTCGGGAGCCAAAAGAATTACAAGAAAGTAATGTATCTCTATATAAAGGCCCCAAACATCCAACTAAGAGGGTAATGAAATACAGTAATAAGGTGAGAACTAATCAGATTCCTAGTCACGATATGGTTTGGAATAACAAAAAAAACAAATACGTTAAAAGAAACGTAGAAAAAGAGGAGGTAGATCGTTATAAAAAAGAAAATAGATTTCGCACACCTACACGAATAGAAGCAAACTTTAAAACTGGGGGAACTAAATACCCAAGTAAGAAAAAGTAAGGAGTGTAATATAATAATAGAGAATATAAAAAATAATTTTATACATATATAAACCAAAACAATTAATATTTTTGTAAAATGACAGACCCAAACGATAAATTAGACTTTAGTGCCATCTCTTTCGACGATATGTTGGGAGAAGGATTGGACACAGCTCCGCAAGAAGCTGAAACAGAACTATTAGAAGAAGAACTAGTAGACGAAGAGCTTGAAGAATTAGAGGAACAAGATGATCCTGATGAGCGTGGAGATGAAGATAATGATGAAGATCAAGATGAGTATGAGGATTCCGAAGAAGAAGAAAACAGCTTTGAAGACTTATTAATTTCTGATCAAATCTCAGACGCTTTAGGCCTTGAGTTAGAATATGAATATGACGATACTGTGGAAGGATTAACAAATTATGTAAGAGACATGTCTCAAGAAGTTGCTGAAGAGCAACTTAATAATTTGTTTGAAGAATATCCTGAAGTACAACGTCATTTAGAGTACGTTGCTGCAGGAGGAGATCCTAAACAATTTTATGCTTCGCATAACCCTGAATCAGATTATTCAAACATACAAATGGCAGAAGGAGATGTTTCATTACAACGAGCAATGCTTGGTGAATACTTTCGAGCTAAAGGCCATGAAGATGATTTCATCATGGACGTTGTAAACGATTATGAAGAATCTGGCAAACTGTATGGAAAAGCTAGTGCAGCTCAAGAAAAACTTTCAGCTATTCAGCAAGAAAACAATCAGCAAATGTATGCTCAGCAATTGCAGCAACAAGAGCAAGATCAAGAAACTCAAAATGAGTTTTGGGATAATGTAGCTGATACTATCTCTGAAGGAAACGAATTTGCAGGTATTCGCATACCTGATAGTGATAAACAACAATTCTTTGATTACATATCTTCTCCGATAGATGAACAAGGAAACACGCAACGAGACATGGACTACTCTGAGGCTGATGTGGACATTAAACTTGCGATTGATTATTTGATGTATAGTGGTTTTAATCTCTCTGATATTATTGATACGAAAGCTCGTACCAAGAGTGTAGAGAATCTTAGATCACGCATTCAAACTAATGAATCACAAGTGAAGAGTGCACGAAAGGCTCAACGTGGTCAAAACACATTTGATCCAGATCAACTGGACATAAACGCGCTTTTTTAAACAAGCAATCTAACTTTTAAATATATATAATCATGGCATTGACTAATGTACTAAAGACGTACTACAATGATTCGCAGATGACTGATACCAATTCATTGGTCAATGCGTTAATGGAGAAGCCGGAAGAGCTTTCTCCCATTATCACGCACCTAGCCGGGCGTGAAGAAAAAAAATTCCCACTATCATTTATGACAGAGGGAGTAGGTAACACTAAATCTATAGATCGTTTCGAATACGAGTATCGTGTTAAAACACACGAAGTGAATGTTCGTCCGGTTGTAGCTGCTTCTGGTACAGGAGCTGCTGGACAGACTTTTTCAATTACTTTCCCAGATAAGTGGTTTGTATTTCCATACACTCTTGTTTCTGAGAGTGGGGCATTAGCTCGTATTATGGAACAGCCTGTTTCTACTTCAGGAGGGTATAAGTACACTATGAAATTAGTATCTCCGGATCAAGCTGCTTTAGCTGCTACGGATACTACTGGCGATTTAGCACCTGGTGCTATGTGGGGTCAGTTATATGCTAACGTAGGAGTTGACTTCTCTCGTGGAAATGCTTCTAACTGGAGTGCACCGGGCTTAGTTCGTTCTAAGATTGGTACAATTCGTAAGTCTTATCAGTTTTCTGGTAATGCTCGTGATTACGTTGCTCAGTTTTCTTTGCCTTTGAAAGATGGTAAAACTACTAAGTTGTGGATGGATTACGAGGAGTATCGTCACATGCTTAAGTTTAAGGAAGAGTGTGAGATGTACTACTGGTATGGCCAGAAGACTCATGACTCTACAGGTCGTACTAATATGGTAGACGAGAATGGACAGCCAGTTATTTCTGGTCCTGGTTTATTCGAGCAGATTATCAACAAAGACACTTACTCTACCCTAACACAGGCGAAGATTGAGGACGTTATTGGTGATTTATTCTACGGTATGACAGACGCTACAGACAAGCAAGTTACTCTATACACTGGTATTGGGGGAGCTCGTGAGTTTGACAAAGCTATGCGTAACTACTACAGTTCTAGTACAGGTACTGGTTCTGCAGGAAGTGGTCGAGGATATCTTCAGACTTCAGAGTCTAAGTTCATCACTGGAAGTGGGCGTAGTTTAGGAGTTACTGGTTACTTTACTTCGTACGATCACATTGATGGTCACACAGTAAATGTAGTTAAAGTTCCTTTGTTCGATCATGGTCCTGTTGCTCAAGCTTCTCGTAAGCATCCTGAGTCAGGTCTTCCAATGGAGTCGTACAGAATGACTTTTGTTGATCAGTCTACTTATGATGGTGAAAATAACCTTCAGATGATCAATAAGAAAGGTCGTGAAATGTTGCGTTGGGCTGTTGCCGGTTCTGTAATCCCAAAGGGATTCTCTGGTAATGATTCTCGCGCATCTGATATAGACGGTGCTTCCGTGCATATGTTAAAGACAGCTGGTATCCTGCTTCGCAGATTCGATACTTCGCTTGATCTAACTTGCACTGCATCGTAATTTGTGTTTGGTTTGCATAGGGGGGAGGGCAAAGGCTATCCCCCCATTTGCAATAATATATATACAGTATTGAGTTATTCTTTGACTAAAGAACAGCTTAGTTATTCTTTCTAAACTTTAAAAGAACATTATAATGAGAAAAATTTACGTTAGGCGTAAGGAGACCACAGGTTTCCTACCGAAGGAGGTCCTTGTTGGAGCTCGAGTTACAATTGGTTCTATCTATGTAGGACGACAACCACTCAAGGGAGTGGAAGGTGAAGAAGCAAAAAAATATCTACCAGATATTATTGGCTTACCGCATGACCATCCAGATTTCCCATCAAGGGTAAAAAATTACTGGGCTAGTCTAAGTGTTAAAGTCCCGTTTGAAGGAAAAGAACTTAATATCGCTACTAGCGAAGATGGTACTCCTGAAAACATTGAAGATTACATCACATACAAATGGTGTATGAAGCATGTACAAGTAGCGGACACTAAAGAAGACATGAACAAAATTGCTGGTAAACGATTTTATATATATGATCCCCAAAAAGATCTATTAAAAAAGAACAAGCATATCCAAGTTTCAAAAGACGCGGACAAAGAATTCCTTAAAGCATCTACAGATGTAGCACGGATGAGACGATTGTTAAGAGTACTTAATAATGCTAATCCAGATAAACTTACTAATTTAGAAATAGAGAATAATCTCTATGAATATAAGACTAAGTTTCCTGCTAAGTTTCATAAAGCAGCTATAGATGTAAATCTAGATCTTAAAGATGAGATTGCGGAAATGATTCAAAAGGATATTATCCGTAAAATAGGTAATCAACATATTCACGGAGACGAAACTCTTGGTGAAGATTTAACTGATACAATGACGTATTTTAAAAATAAGAAAAACTCCGGAGCATTAAATGCTCTACGAGCTAAACTTAAAGAAGTAAAGTAAAGTGACAGTAGAAGAGATGCATATCGCAGTCAACCTGGGGGTCCAAAAAATTGGATCTTTCCAGGTTGACAATCTTTTGCCTGAAGAGATAGACCACGAGTTAAATTTAGCTCAACGTCGTTTTATCAAGCAAAGGTATTCTGCTACGTCTAATGTAAAGAGAGTCGGATTTGAACAATCTCAAAAAAGACTTGATGATTTACGTAATCTTATTGAAGATTTTTATAGCCCTGTTCCTAGTTTTATGGGATCGGTGTACTCAACTAGATCAAACAGAGATGTGTTAGCGTATAGAACAAAGTTTCCTACAGACTACATGCATTTAGTAAATATCAGAGCTAAAATATTTAGCATATGTGATGGTGTTGCCCCATTTAAAGAAACTATCGTTAGTAATTACTATTTACGTATTGGACTTTCTGCTCCTGTAAGAGGGTATAAACTTGTAGACATTCGAGTAACTAATGAATTTACCGTACCTAGTTCTGTTAAATCAAATCCTGGAGGAATAACTATAGATGATCTTAGAAATGGGGTATACGGACAAGGAATAGA